TCAAGAAACAACTTTAGAACAGCAGCAAGAGCGTTAGACGGATTAGGCGTAAACTCTAAGTATCAAATCACAGATTTAGCAGAATATGTAGATTTAGTTCAAATCCCGTTCATGATTGAGTTTGCTACAAAACATTCTCAAGGTGTATTTTTAGGTGCAACGTCAATGGCACACAGCGCGTCACATACTGCGATTGCAGAAGGTACAGGGGTTAACGCTATTGTAGTATCAAATGCAACAGGCGCTAACTTTGTATTAGGCCAAACAGTATCTATCGGTACATCAAACAGTAATGACTCTATTGCAAAAGATAGAATTATTACACAAATTCAAGTTGACACACCTAACGCAGGAGAAACAACAATCACGTTTGACGGTGCAGCAGTTAACATTGCAATCGGTAACGTCGTTGCTTCAAGAGCATGGAAAACAGGTGCAACAGACCAAGTTAAAGTTAGTGGCACACACGCACTTAATGACGGGAAACATTCTATTGTCTGGCGCGGTTTAGAAAATCCATTTGGCAACATCTGGAAGAATATAGACGGGGTTAAGATTTCAAATCAAAAAGCATACGTTACAGAAAATCCAAAAGACTATAACGACACAGCGTCTGTTGCTGGCGTATATGCAGAACCTTATTTGCCACTCGGATATCTTAATGCGGACGAAAACAACTATGCACAAGATTTAGGATATGACGCAAATTATCCATATGCAAAGTTCCCAATCAGTGTTCAAGCGAGCAGTGGTTTATTCTTTAGAGATTATTATTATCAAAACACTGGAGATAGAACGGTATTCGTCGGCGGTCGTTGGGGTAACGGTTCTGCTGCTGGTCTGTTCTCTTGGGATCTGGACAGCGTTCTTGGTGATACGAGCTTCAATATTGGTGCTCGGCTTTCGTATCGCCCTTAAAAGTAAAGGAGAAATAATATGATAATCAATAAGTTTAAAAACGAGTCCACAGAGACTCCACAAGAAATACAAGTTAGAAAGTTAAGCGGTACAATTTACGAATTTATTGGCAATCACAACATCACATCAAAACAAATTACTCGTGATGATGAAGTGGTTACGGTTTATGAGAGCGATTTAGTACATATTACAACTAACGTAAATTCTCGTGATGACATGATAGTTGCTTTAATTCGTCTTCGTTATACTCAAGACGCTGAATTTGCACTAATCAACAAAGGCATTCAGAATTCGGAAGATGTCGAATACAAAGCGTATAGAAGTTATGTTGCTTTGTGTAAAACACAATCAAATGTTTATTGGGTTGAGGCTTAGCCTTGACCTACCCTCGTGGGAGATAATATGATGATGGTGCTATTGTGTGGGTTGCAACGGAGGTATAAAATGGTAGATGAAAAATTAATAATTGCTGAATTAGTAAAAGCAGTAAAGGAACAAAGAATTACGCTAGAAGATATACCACTTGTTTACAAAGAAGAAATAAAAATAAAAGTAGAAAATGAGGAATAATTATGGATGCACCTATATTATATTATAGTAATATTCTAACTGAGTTTTATTGGGATGCTATTAGTGGTGCTGATACATATTTCATTTATGTAAATGGTGAAATATATGATGTAACAACTGAAACAAATTATTCAGCATCTTCTATCCCAAATGGTAGTGTTATTTATGTAACTGCATATAATTCGGGGACTGAGGAAGAAAGTGCTGCTTCTAATACTATTACTTTTTATAGTTCTTTAAGTGCCCCTTCTATAGGAATAGGTGGAACAACTATTAGTTGGAATAGTGTTAGTGGTGCTGATTATTATAGAATTTACTTAAATGATAGTGTTTATATTTCTTCACAATCAGGAACTTCATATAATTTTGGTAGTGGTGTTTTGGAAACAGGAGATAAGATATTTGTTATTGCTATAAATTCTACAATGGGTATATCTAGCCCCCGATCAAATAATATATATTATAATGTTGTTACCCCTGACCCCCCTGTAATTGATTTAACTGATTTAACTGTTAGTTGGAGTTCAGTAAGTGGTGCAGATAGTTATAAAATATATGTAAATAGTTCATATCTTACTTCAACCACAAACTTATATTATACTTTTAGTTCATTAACTGATGGGGATAATATTAATGTTACAAGTTATAGTAATTATGAATTGGAGAGTAGTTTTTCTAATACTGAAGTTTATAGTGAAACCCCTCCACCATCAACAACAAATAAAATTATTCATAGAAGAAGATTTATTAACTAGGTATAATCTTGGTAACAAGAGTATATATAATTTCTAATCAAGAGGATGCTACCTCGTATAAAAAGCGTAGAGAAAGGAATAAAAATGAAAAGAGAAGAATTAGAAAAGTTAGGTTTAACAAAGGAACAAATTGACCAAATTATGGATGCTAATGGCAAAGATATAAATGAAGCCAAAAAGCGAGAGGAAGAAAGAGTAAAGAGTTTAGAACAAGCACAAACAAAATTAGATGCACTTACCAAAGAATTTGATGAGTTTAAAAAATCTAAGATGACAGAGGAAGAAAAGAAAAAGCAATTAGAATTGGAAGAAAAAACAAAGTATGAAACTGCATTAGCCGAAGCAGAAAAAATTAAAACCAATTATACCAGACTTACTAGAGAAAGTAAAGTTAAAGAAGTATTAGGTGTGTACGCTAATGATGAAGAAGTTAAAAAGATTATTCCATCCTTTATTGCTGATGATGATGAAACCTCTATTAGTAATGCAACAATTTTTAAACAATTTATTGAAAAGCAAAAAGAAGAGGCTAAAACAAAAGCATTAGAAGATGCTGCAAGAACAATCCCTCAACCACAAGGACAAATCCCTCCTAAAGTAGAACCTTTCAAAGTCCCTGATATTTTTTAAAATAAAAGGGTAACAAAAAAATTAATTAAGAAAAGGAAAGGAAAAAATTAATTATGGCAAGAATTACATCATTAAACATTTTACTAGATCCAACAGGTAAGGCGTATTTAGCCGAACTATATGGAAGGGTTATTGAAAATGTAGAAAAGAAAACAATTTCTTCAATTTTGAAGAATAGAGATTTAAGTGGAGACCCTCAAAGTGGTACTGTTGAGGCAACTCGTTATCAAAATGCTGCTGTTAAAGATTATAAAACAGCAAGAACTGCAACAAAAGGAGATTCTGTACTTGTAAAACAAGTTACAATCCCTTTAGACCAAAACAAGGAAATTGTTGAGGAATTAGAAGATAAAGATATTAGATTATATGGTGTTGATGGGGTTCTAGAACGTAGAGCACTTAATCATATTGCATCAATGGTTAAATCATTGGAAAGAGCATTTTTCTTAACAGCAGCAACTGCTGCAAGTGTAGAATTTACACCAAGTTCAGGAACTAATACTATTGGTGAAAATCTTGAGGAACTTATTGTTGCTCTTGAAAAAACACAAAATAGTTATGTTGATGGGGTTGAAAGAGGTTTAATGGCTTTAGTATTAAATACTGATACTTACTCATTAGCAAGAAATTATTTAGATGTTACAGTAAACAACGCAAATGTAAATACTGCTGCTGAAGCATTTGGCTTATTTCATGGAGTAAGAGTTTATAGTTCAGTATATTTACCTGTTGGAACAAAAGCAATCTTATTAGTTGAAGGTGCAGTTGCACAACCCGTTACACCAAAAGGTGGAAAGACTTATATTGCAGAAAAAATTCCTCTATCAAATGCATTTGGTGTTGAATTGTTCTTCAATTATGGAACAAAATCAGTTGCTGATGATTTAATTCACGCTTGGAAAACTCAATTAGCAAAACCTGCTGCTGCTATTGCTGGTTCAACTTATACAATCACTGCTGTTACTAATGCAACTCATTATGATGTTTATGCTGGAACTGCTTTAATTAAAGCAGACTTAGCACCTGCAACTGCTGGTGGAAATGCTACACTTGATTTATCTACTGTATTAACAGCCGCTGGTACATATAGTATTACTTGTATTGCAAAAAATGTTGCTGGTGGATACCAAAATAGTGCTGCATCAGATGCTGATTCATACACTGTAAGCGGAAATTAGGTACAACATATGAGCCAACTTGAAAATGTTAAATTAATACTTGGTATTGGGCAAATTGACACAAGCCAAGATGCTTTAATTGACTATTATCTTGATGTTGCAAAACAAGATATCTTAAATGTTAGATATCCATTTGGGACTGATAGTGTTAGTTTAGAAAGTAGATATTTACCACTTCAAGTTGAGTTAGCAGTTATTAAATATAGTATGAGAGGTGTAGAGGGACAAACTGAACACGAAGAAAATGGTATTAGAAGAAAATATAATAATATTTTATTAAGTTCAGTTGTTCCTTTTGTAAAGGTGCTTCATGAGGACTTGTGAGAAGAATAAACAAATAATTCATTGGAAAAAATATATAGGAATACAAGAAAAAGTTGAGGATGGGGAGTACACAGGGGAGTTTGTTAAAACATTTAAATCCCCTGTTGCCCTTAGGGTAAATATAATTTCTGGTAAATCTATTGAAGAAGCACTAAAACCTTATGGTCTATATTTAAACCATAAAAAAGTAATATATATGTCTAAACAACAATTTATATCCTTAGGTATAACTAATTCAGATATATTTGTTATACAAAGTATGGATTTCTACCCCAATACTGCAAATTATAGAATATCTAAAGTCTATGATTCACTCAATGAAGTACTTATTGGCTTAGATGAGGAATAATGGGATTAAAGAATGAACTTAATGCTTATATTTATTCTTTACGTGAACTTGTTAAAAAGAAAAAAGATGGGGTAGAGCAATTTGCAAGGGGTAGAAATATAAGGCTTGCTCAACTTCTTGATAGAGGTCAAAGTTATTGTAAATCATTAATTCCAATAGGGGATACAGGAACTTTACAAAAAGGGGTAGCAATATCATTTACATATTCGGGTGGTTTAATTAAAACGGGTAGAATATACCTTATTGGTGATGCTAAAGAATATGGTAAATATGTTGAATTTGGAACAGGGGTTATTGGGGAAAAACATCCCCACCCTGAATATAATGATTATGATAGAAATGAACATGGTGAAAAAGGTTGGGTATATAAAGGCAAAGATGGCAAATTTTACCACACATTTGGACAGCCATCAAAGGCGTTTATGTATAAAACGTTTATTTATTTAAAAAATTTAATTAATATGAATGTCACAAATTTAAAATGGTATGATATAGAATTTACAACTGAGGATAATTTTAGCCCAGTTATTATAATTACAAAGAGGTAGGAATATATGATTGATGTGGAGAAAAAGGTATTTAAAATAGTAAGAGATGGGATTAAAACGGAATACCCAAATATTAGGGTTTATTCAGAATATACTAGAACCCCAAAGGTTTTTCCTTGTATAATGGTAGAGGAAATAGACACACAGACTTACTTGAAATCACAAGACACAAATTCAGTTGAAAATCATATAATTGTTTCCTACCAAGTTGATATTTATGATGATGGAGAAAATAAAAAAAGTTCAGTTAAGGCAATAGCCTCAACAATTAATGATTTATTTATTGGGTTAAAATTTAGTCGTGTATTTGGTAATAAAATATCAAATGAAGATGATGATAACATATATAGATATACAATGAGATTTACTGCTGTAATAGGTAGTGATGATTATGTATATAGTATTTAATAAAATGAAAGGAAGAAAAATATGTCACAAGGATTAACTTCTGCTGGAATTAAAATTAGTTATAGTGTTGAGACTGCTGCTGGTACAAGACCAACAACTGCTTCTGCTTATACTCCCATTGCTGGTTTAAAAGAAATTCCTGATATGAACCCACAACCTGATGCGTTGGAAACAACTACCTTTGATGATACTGTTTATAAAACATATACACAAGGGTTAAAAGATTTAGGGGGTACATTAGGGTTTAATTTTAATTTAACGAGTGCTTTTGTAACTGCTTGGGAGTCACTTATTAGTGCCTATACAACAGGGGCTACTACTACAACCCCACTAGCAACTTGGTTTTGTATTGAAATCCCTAATATCTCTAAGGCATTATATTTTACTGGGGAACCTGCCCCACTTGGTCTTTCTGGAACAAGCGTAAATTCAGTTCTTGAAATTACTGCTTATGTTGTTCCATCAAATCAACCAGTATGGGCTACTAAACCAACATCATAGTAAATAATAAAAAAATAAGATAGGAGAATAATATGTTTAAACTAAATGGAAAAGAATACAAGGATATTGAATTAACTTTTAATGCAGTATGCAAATTAGAAAAAAGAGGGTTTGACATCTCTAAATTAGCAGAT